TACTGACTTTTGAATAGTTTCAGCATCCTCACCATTTGATGCATCGTTAACCCCTTGAAGGGCTGTGTCGATAGCATTCTTTTCTTCGTCAGTTAATTGATCTTTGTAAGTGTCATAATCTTTCTTTAGAGAATGAACTTGCGCATCAGCACCATTACGTGCTTCAATCAATTCTTTTGCTTTCTTATCTGACTCTGCGTTTTGTTCAGCTTCTTGAACCATACGCTCAATATCTTCTTTACTTAATCCACTATCTGATTTGATAGTAATCTTGTTTTCTTTGCCAGTATTTTTATCTTTGGCACTTACATTCAAGATACCGTTAGCATCAATATCAAGTGTAACTTCAATTTGCGGTGTGCCGCGAGGTGCAGGTGCAATACCTTCTAGGTTAAACTCACCTAGAATCTTATTGTACTTAAACAACTCACGTTCACCTTGTGCTACTTTGATAGTAACTGCTGGTTGATTATCGTCTGCTGTTGAGAACACTTGTGAGTGTTTGGTTGGTATAGTTGTATTCTTTTGAATCAACTTGGTAAACACACCTCCCATTGTTTCAATACCCAATGTTAATGGAGTAACATCTAGCAATAGTACATCTGTCTTGTCGCCTGCTAACACAGCACCTTGAATAGCGGCTCCCGCGGCAACTGCTTCATCTGGATTAACATCTTTACGTGGTGCCTTGCCAAAGAACTTTTCAACTGCTTCTTGTACCTTAGGCATACGTGTTTGACCACCAACTAAGATAACTTCGTCAATATCTGCATTTGTAACGCCTGCGTCTTTCATAGCAACACGGCATGGCTCAATTGAACGTTGGATTAATGTTTCAACCATTGCCTCAAACTTGGCACGATTGATAGTTACGTTCATGTGCTTGGGGCCACTTGCATCTGCTGTAATATAAGGCAAATTAACACTAGTGCTTTGTGTACTAGACAATTCAATCTTGGCTTTTTCTGCAGAGTCTTTCAAACGTTGTAGTGCTAACATGTCTTTCTTAAGATCAACACCGGATTCTTTCTTGAACTCATCTACCAAGTAGTCCATAATCACTTGGTCAAAGTCTTCGCCGCCCAAGAAGGTGTCGCCGTTTGTTGACAGTACTTCGATTTGTTTGTCGCCATCGATGTTGGCAATTTCAATAATACTTACGTCAAATGTGCCACCACCCAAGTCGTACACTGCAATCTTACGATCCTTCTTTTCTGCTTTATCAACACCATATGATAAGGCCGCCGCAGTTGGCTCGTTGATGATGCGTAGAACTTCTAGGCCTGCAATCTTACCTGCATCCTTAGTAGCTTGACGTTGGCTGTCGTTGAAGTACGCAGGCACGGTGATAACTGCTTGGGTAACTTCGTGGCCCAAATAGTCCTCTGCGGTCTTCTTCATCTTGCGAAGAACTTCTGCTGAAATCTGCGGCGGCGCCAATTTTTCGCCATTTGCTTCAATCCACGCATCACCGTTATCAGCTTTGATAATAGTGTAAGGCATCAAGTCAATATCTTTTTGTACTGCGGCCTCATCAAACTTACGTCCGATCAAACGCTTACTAGCATAGATTGTATTTTTTGGGTTTGTTACTGCTTGTCGTTTTGCTGTGGCACCAACGAGAATCTCGTCTTTAGTGTAAGCTACGATTGATGGTGTTGTTCTAGCACCTTCGCTGTTTTCAATTACTTTAGCAACTCCGTTTTCTAGGACTGCTACACAGCTATTTGTTGTACCTAAGTCGATACCGATGATTTTGCTCATATTTTTCTCCTTTAATTAAGCAAGAATATGTAAAGCCCTTACGGCGCCCTACAAATTTATTTATCTCAGATATTCTCTAAATTCTGAATATTTGACCATTTTTTTAGTTTTTCAATTTTAGCTTCTTGAGCACGTTCAATATTGCTATAACTAACAATATCCATGCTTTGTAGGATGTCAATCATAGCTAACATATCACCGAGCTCTTCTTCTAGGTGTTCCCTATTAGTTTTAGGTTTGCCTGGTTTATAGTTATCAAGGCCAAAGCGGCTAATTTTACTTACTGCTTGAATAACTTCTGCACATTCTTCTTGAAGAATATCCATTACTTCTTTAACATCTTTATTCATGATTTACCTTTCGTTGCTGAACGGAGCAATATACTTACCATCGCTAGTTGTACTGGTGCGTAATGCACCGTATACATTTTGAATACCTACTGCTTGATTCCACGCATCTTGTAAAGCATGGTGAGCAGTAACTGGAGGACGCTGTGGATTAATACCTAAGTCAAATGCTGTGCGCACATCTCGGATTTGCCAGAACTGCCAAGGAACAGCTTTGCCTAATTTTTTAAATACGTGTTCACAAATCATAATGTCAAACACACTGCCATTTGACCAAACACGTTTTGCTCCCCAACAGAATTTATATAGCTGATCAAACGCACTACGAATATGAATACGTCCATCCTCACTAAATGCTTCGTCCTGGGCTTCTTTACTTTGATTAGACCACCAAGCAACAGTATCATCATTTACAACTAGCCCTAGTTCGTCACAACTGTCTTGATCTACACGAACATAAAAACTAGTCATTGCCGGATCACTAATGTCTTTACCAAACGGATCAAACTTTACAGCGCCTATGGTAAGAATAGCGGCATCAGTAGACGTCGCCAATGTTTCTAAGTCAATCATTACATCTGTATTTGCCATATTAGCTCTTTCTTTATTATGAACTAATATTATAGCAGAAATGCCTTGCTGTTGTCATCTAAATCGGCTTACTCGATTTCTTTTAGAAGTTTGATATCTTTGTGTGTAACAAAAATAATATTGTGTATTTTATCGGAATATTTGATTGGTAAATCCAAATGGATTGATACCCGATCAACTGCGCTGTCGTTTCCGACAGTTCCCATAAATGGAATTTTATTCCATGTACCACTTACACGATCCCCAATAAAATATTTGCATTTGTACCCAATGCGATTAAAATAATCTGTTAAATTGCTCATTTGTCTATTATAGTATTAACAAAGTCTAAAAGCAACGAATAATGGTTACCTTGATGATATTTTCCCTGCATCCAGCTGTATGCATCGTACCAATGTTGTTCGCTTTCTGGATGGCATCCTATAAGACCTATGCGATTTTGAATAATAGCCATCGGGTCTCCGTTTGCGTAAGTTGCTACAGTTTTATATTTGCCGTTACCAACTAGAGAACAACCGTCATAAAAATACATTTGTTCTTGCTTACCATTCCAGGTTACATCTAAATTTTTAGCATGAGGTCGGCGAGTATCTGCATTTGGGCGAGTAATGTATTGTTCGGCATCGATACCTTCTAGTATGTCTAAGTAGTATTGTCCTGCCCAATATGCTCCCATACAGATGCCTAAATATGCACCGCCGTTGTTTACAAATTCTTTTATACGATTGCCATTCTCACTTAGTAGATAATCAAAACTGGCAGCATCACCAAACCCACCTGGAATACAAATTAAATCAACATCGTCAAAAAAATCCCGCTCAAGTTCATGGCGGGTAAAAATTTTGAAAGAATAGTGTGGACTAAGTGCTCGCATAATTCCATTACCACTTTGGACTGAGCACTTGGGCTGGTGTAAAAATAATGCAATTTTGCCCTTCATCATGTATTTAACATAACGGGCTAATTTTTATTTAGAGTTGGTTATTTGCTCTATTTTAGGTTCTGGTTTGTCTATGTATGTTACAACAAACTTTTCTCCGTAATGCCAGCCAAACGCAGTAAAGAATCCTGCTACTATCCAATAGGCTATCATTTCTTTTCTTCTAAGTGCGGTGCAACTCGAGCTAACTCATCTTCGTGGGCAAACCTTGCTGGCGGATTAAAATTCCAGCTATCCGCTGTAAAAATCCGAACTGGTTTCCAAAATTTATGTAGTAAATTATTAACAGCAATAATGGCCGCTATTACTACAATAAAACCTAATGCTGTTAAAATGCTTCCAGCTAAAAATACTGCTGATTGATCCATGTCCATACTGCAACTTCTTTCTTAAAAACTGATGCTGTATTATAGCATCAGGGTTGAAAAATTAATAGAGTTTTGGTGGTAATGATTCTTTTTGTAGTTTCTTTTTCCAACGTGCTTTGGCCGCACCCTTTTTACGCTTACGCTCAGTAGTCGGTTTTTCGTAAAACTCTTTGGCACGGAGTGTATCCAACGTGCCTGCTTCTTCTACTTTACGTTTGAACCGGCGTAACATTTGGTTAATGTTTTCACCTTCTCTTACGGTTATACCTGTACCCCTACTCTTCTTCTGAATCATCACTATCCTCTTGTAATTGTTCAACTAGCTGATCCAAATCATAAATTCTATTTTTAGATATTAAATTATAAGGAGTAGTTTCGTCTCTAGTTATATAGTGTGCATTTGGTTGTGCAATCATAAATGTGACAAATTGCTTTGTAATAGCATCACAATTATCCACATCGATAATAACAACATCCACTTGTTGGGCAACACTCAATAACCAACTAATATCCGATTCTTCTTGATCGTATATAAAAACATTTAAATCATCAATGCTTTGACTTAATATGGCTTGGAATTGTTCTTTAACTATGACGCTTGGTTTAACTAATAGATAGCTCAAAGTTAAATTAAACAATTTATCCGGCGGTGTTATTACTGTTATCTTTCCTAAGTTCATATATCCTACTTACAAATGTTTCTACTGTTTCTGCGCTATAGTTACTAAATCTTGGGCCTCTAGTTTTAGTCTCTTCAACAAAATCAAATAATTCTGAATCTGTTGTCGGGTCTACTACTAGGGTTTCAAAAATTTTAGCACTATATAACCTATATAATTGGTCCCTAGCTCTTGCACCAGTACGTTCTACTACACGTGACCACAACGTATTATCAGTTTGTTCAGCGTTTTGTACGTACCCTATTCTCTGTTCTTGATCTGTATTTGTCCCAATTGGTCCTTGGTCATATACGTCTTTTTTTTTGAATCGTCTTGACTTGATATGCCTAATACATCTGATAGCAAAATTGTTTTAGGAGGTTGTGCAGGTATTTCTTTGCCTTCTCCATCAATGTAAGTTTCACCTTTGGCTACACGTTCTTCAACTGTAGTTTCTTTTTCCACTTCAATTGCTTTTTCAGCTTCGGCTATCATTTTGTTCCATTGTTCAAGCGGTAGGTCTTCTACCGTTTCTACTGGCTTTTCCTCAGGCGCCGTTATATCACCTCCTAGTGCGGTCGGCTGTGTTTCGCTTGGAACTACTGTGTGTGTTTGTTCTTTAATTTGGTCAACTTGTTCAGGTGTTAGTGGACCATCATCTTTAGGGTATGTTGGTTCAATCTTCTCTGTTTCAACTACAGGGTCTATTGCTTCAGTTGGTTGTTCTTTGCGCCAACCAAATGTCATCTGCGCGGCTAGTAACATAATAACTGCCAGTGGATCAAACACAACAACAATAAGGATAATGATCCATGTTACTGCTTGCTCTAGCATGTTCTCATCTGCGCCTTTTTCACCGTATATAAATTTAGCAATATATTTTATTGGTCCTACTTCTGCCTCGACCTTGCGTACTTCAGCCGCGATTGGAGCACGTTCTTCATTTAACGTAGCAATTGCTTTTTGTGATTTAGTGATGTCAGATTGAATTTGTGTTCTTTCTTTGGCTTGACGTTGACGCATTGCATTAGCGTTTACGGCGCCTTGATCTGTTTTACTACGAGCAATAGTTTCATCGATAGTAGCATCCATTTGCTTGAGTGCTTTACGATTGGATTCGATGTTTTCTTTTTCGGTCTTGATCTTTTCATCATATATGGCAATCTTACTTTGCACATCACCGCTTACTAGATTTTGATCGTTATGTGCTTTAGATAAGAATCCAAAAATGCCCATTGAAGTGATTAACATTAGTATCATAACTGCTGTAATCATGTATGACTTCATATAGACCGGAGCACGTTCCCAATTCTCTTTTAACCAAGAGGCGCAAACAAGTTTACCAACCTCAAGGGCTGAACCCATGATGATAATTGGGATAACAGCCGCAGAGAAAATGGCAGTTAAACCTACTACGGAGTAGTAGATTGCGACTGCTGAAATTACTAAACCAGTGAGAAGTAATAGCCAGGCTAAAATCATTAGATCCTTATGGGGCTACGTCTGCGTTGTTATCAGTTGAAATTAGTGTAGTACCGTCCATCGCATTGACTGTAATAGTGTTACGTAGATCACCGTAGCTAGCCTCATTTTCGTTATCAGTTACATCGTCAGCTTGAACTTTTTGTTGAGTACCTTCTCCAACAAGTGGATCAGATCCTTCAACTGGAGCAAACACACGTACTGAGCGAGTAACGTCTTCAATCAACGCTCTCATAATTGCTTCTTGAATGGCTTCATTGGTATTGTTGATGTTTTCACCATCGTATGGGCTACTTGTACTACCGTCGTTGATAGAACGTAGATATTTGCGTTCCATTGCTAGTAACGGAGAGTCAGCTTCTACATTGTCATCATCGATACCAAAACGGTCATAGCGTACTGTGAAAGCTAAAGCTGTTGGTGTATTGTTACCCGTGATATCATCACCGTTTGACAGACACTCTAAGTCAATGATTTGAGCATCGCTGTATTTGGTAAGTTCTTCTATAATACGTTGGAAACGAATATTACCCTGAGCAAGGCGAATTGCGTTGTCTAATGTGCTTGGCAAGTCGTTACCGGCGAAATTGTCCCATGTATACGGGTTAACTGCGCCAGCGCCGTCGGCATTACCTGTAATGTATATGTCACTATCACTCATATCCATAACGACACGGAAATAGGCTGGTTGTAATTGATTGTTATCTTGTTGAAATCCTGATGGCATTATTATGCTCCTTAATTATCTAATATTTATCGTTACTTGAACACAATTAAGGCTAACAAGGCGGCCTGTACAAAGAATCCAAAGCCAATTGTAACAATGTTCAATAGGTCTTTTTGGATAGTTGCTTTAATAAAAAACAGGAATAAGCCAGCCCAACTAAAAAGAACCATATCTACAGGCGGCATTTTTTCAGTAAGCCCTGTTAGAATAGCTATCATAGTTGGTATTGTTGCTAGGTGTAGTAGTACTACAGCAATCCATCCTGCCGTGTCTGCACTAATATGTGGTGCATGTTCCTTGATGTTTTTAACCCAAAGGTCTAAGTTAAAAATATCTTGTGCAAATTGCTTAATTTGACTGCGGTTCATATTATTCCTTATTTGTAAAAAATGTGACGACCTACTTTGGCAACCCGTTCGCGTTTCCATCCCGGGTTAATGTAATCCCCATGGAAATATAGTGCATCCTTCATTGATGGCAACCGAAAACCTTCTAACAGCACTTTTTTAGCCACTTCCATAGATTCATAATAAATTGGACCGTTCATTGGCTTTTTTAGGCTTGCGCTATCACAGTACCAGCTAAATTGGCAAAGTACTTTTTCATAAACTATGTTCTTTTGATATACTACTTGGCAGATGTCAGAAGGGAATTGTCCACTTTCTGCTCTGTTTAGGGTAACTTGTGCCACTGCAACCTTGCCTTCAAAAGGTTCGCTACCGGCTTCATGATAGATGTTACGAGCAAGACAATCTAATTGTTTTTGTCTTAATTGCGCTGTAACCGGACTCACTTGTGCATGAGCTTCTTTTAGGCCTGTCAGTTTACGATCAACTGCGTTATAGCCTACATACGAGACCACTAGCAAAGCTAGGGCATATACTACAAATTTGATAATGCGTATCATGTTATTTCTCCTTTACGCTGGATCAGGAATCGCTAGTTCCGTCATTTTAAAATGGCTCTGATACATCTCCTTGTGCGTTAAAAGCCTTACTGCTTTGGTACCCCAACCTTTGGGGTACAATAAGTAATTATCCTCTGTAAGCAGAGTAAAACTACTATGTTTATAGTTATCCATAGTTTAACGTCTCATTTTGGAAATGTCAACCGCCTCTTCATCGCTGAAAACCGGCACAGCATTGCTTTTATGCATGGTTGCAATGCCCTTGACTTTGGTTCCGGTATAGACTTTGGCAGGGGCAAGCGTAGCAGACCCGCCGCCAGTGTATACACTCTTAATATGAGCAGTAGTGTTGCGACCTTCTGGAATCGTCAAACGGTAAACCGAGCTCAAACTAGGGGCACTCATAGCACGAGCACGTTTCTTTTCTTCTTGCTCAATACCTTGACGTTTGAGTAATTCTTTCCATGATTCGTCCAATTCTCTAGCCTTCCTTGCGTGTTCTGCCGAAGCGAATTTCTTTTTGCCTTTCTTTTTGCCGGTGGTACTAAGCCACGGACCTTCTAAATGCATACTCAATTTAAACTCCAAAAGTTTTACACATAAGCTATATTGTATAGCCTAATTTGTTTTATGTCAACTGGGGTTATACTCGAAATGATTCGCCACAACCACAACGGTCACGTTCGTTTGGATTGATGAAATCAAATCCTTCATTGAGTCCATTGCGAACCCAATCCATTGTTAGTCCATTTAGGTAGGCTAGACTTTTGGCATCTATTAACACAACAAAGTCTTTTTGAGCAAAATTAGTAACGCCTACTTCAGCTAGATATTCGTCAACGTATTCTATAGTGTATGCCAATCCACTGCATCCTGTAGTACGTACACCTACCCGTATACCTACACCTTTACCGCGGCGCTCTAAATTTTGTTTAATCTTTTTACTTGCTGTGTCGGTTACGATAATCATTTACGGCCGCTTTGATAGCATCCTCTGCTAGTATTGAACAATGTATCTTGACTGGAGGTAATGCTAGCTCTTCAGCAATTTCACTATTCTTAATAGATCCTGCTTCATCCAACGTCTTACCTTTGACCCACTCTGTAATGAGTGATGAACTTGCAATAGCTGAGCCACATCCGTATGTTTTAAAACGTGCATCGGTAATAATGCCATCTTCTACTTTAATTTGTAATTTCATTACATCACCGCAAGCAGGCGCACCAACCATACCGGTACCTACCGTAGGGTCGTCTTTAGCAAACGACCCTACGTTGCGTGGATTCTCGTAGTGATCGAGTACTTTTTCCGAATAAGCCATATTATCCTTGTACTAGTACTGTTCTATAGCAATTACAATTCGCATCTAGAATTTGTTCCCAATGGAATCCTTGAGGAGCCGCATAGGGCACAATCATTTGATTTGGTTGTTGTATTACTACTACAGGAGGTTGTTGAACAATCTGTGGACGAGTCATTCCGTAAACTACAACACCGCCAATAACTGCCGGTGCTATCCACCCCCATCCGTTACCACCTCTGTAATAGTTGTTATGATGACCATAGTGTCCGTGATGTTGTGCCATCGCCGTGACGCTAATAGTCATTAATAAGATCGCTAATAGTTTTTTCATAGTATGTTTCCTAGTATACTAATATAACGCCTTAGACGTCAGTTTTGTTTACTCTGCCTTTTTAAACATGCCCATTATTTTTGCTTGAATGTTCTTAGCAAAACTAGGCTGAGGAAAATTCCAACCAATGAAAGCACCTAGTGCTAACCAAAATAAAGTTTCTAACATAATACACCTCCTAATAAAAGTGTATAGTATTTATCGGATTATTTTGCTTCTTTACGGGTATTTTTAACTGCGGTAACGTCGTTACGAGTTTCTTTACACAACTTAGCTAAATCTTGACAATGTTTACGAACACGGGTGCCGGCAGCGCCAACTTCCTTGTCATAAAACTTTTCAAAGTCTGCTTCCATTGCTTCTACGATTGCTGTAAATTCTGCGTGTTTGTTTGTAGCCATTTTATTTCCTTTATATGAAGTACAGAGTACTTATACCTAGTTTACAGGGGTTAAAAATAAAGGTCAACTTGTTTGGCTAGCCACAATTAACGTTTGGGCTTCCGGCTGTGATCTCGCCATCATCGGTAGAGTCACCTTTTCTAGCTAATGGTTTTCCGCCCACTTTAACAGTCCCGGATCCTACATTAATTACCGCAGTATGCGCAACACAAAATGGTGGAGACCCTATTGAATGTACGGCTGTCGGATCTCCCTTGCACTCAACTGGTATGCCGTTAGCATATACTTTTGCACTGGCACCGGTTGGGCCTACTACTGTGGTAGTACCATCGCAACCGTGTCCAGTTGTTGTTGGATCTCCTTGTCTAGCTACGGCTGGCATTATGCTAACGCAATCCCAGTAGTTGATTCGATGAATTGTTTAGCAAACTGTTCATCAGTTGCTTCAGCAACGGTTACTGTTGTTTTAAGAAGTTTCACTTCTTTCTCTGGGCTTACTGTAAACAAATACGGCATTAGTCCTGGACCTTTAGCACCCATACCAATAACTTTTGGGTGTGATAACTTGTAATAGCTGTCTGTTTCTTCTGAAAGTTTGGCTACTAGTTCTTCGCCGCTTGTAAGTTTTAAAGTGATTACTTCACCTACGCTTACGCCTTTTGATATTAACATGTTTATCCTTTGAGTGTGTTAAAAAATTCTTCATCTCTACCTGCAAGACCCTGAAAGCCTCCAGGAAGTAATTCGGCATTATTGAAAATTTGTGGAACTGAGCGCAATCCTAATCCTACTAGGGTTTCTCGATGTTCTGGTTCTTCTTCAATGTTGATTGTTTTATAAGTAATGCCTTTGCTTTCTAATAGTGCTTTTGCACGATCACAAAACGGGCAATTATTTTTTGAGTAAATTGTAATCATAATATTTCTTATTATAACGCAGGTAATTCATCATAGTCAATGGCATCGGACATCACACCAATAACATAATTAGTTGATTCATTTTCTTGTAGTGCTGTTTGTTTTTTGCTAGTATCAGTATGTTTATTAAACCAAGGAATGGGTGTGCTTTTTGGTGCAGGATTATTGTACTTAACACCAATATCTTTTAATGCTCCAACTGCTGTATAGTCAACAAAATCTTTAAGTATATTTGCATTGAGTCCAATCACTGGGCCTTTATTAAACAAATAGTCTGCCCATTGTTTTTCTTCACGGATAACATCCATGTACAGATTATACACTTCTTGTTCACACTCTGCTTTAACTTCAACAAATCTCGGATCTTCCTTAACTACTTGATTGATTAAGAAAGCTGTCCAACCTTTGTGTAATAGCTCGTCTTGTAGAATCAAACTAATAATGTTACCATTGCCAATAAAGATTTTGTTCTCAACCATTGCTAGGCTTGTGGCAAAACTAGTCATAAAGCGGAACGCTTCTAATGCGTAACTAGCATGTAGTGCCAACCAAATTGCTTTAATATGTGTGCGTTCGTTTATTTTCTCACCAGCTTCTTTCCGACAATTAATTAAATGTAATGCGTCATAGTAGTTGCCAACACTTGAAGCCATATCGACAATTTCTTTTGTATCGTGAATAGTAGCAAACACATCTTTTGGTACATTGTAAATGTTACGAATGATATGGCTGTAACTGCGGCTATGAATGTTTGTTTCAAAGAATGTCCAGTTGTATATTAATGCCTCTAATTCTGGCAGACTTACGACCGGAGTAAAGATTTGACTTGGGCCGCGGCCTTGCAAACTGTCAAGAGCAGTTTGCCTAAGCAAGTTACTAGTAAAGATATGTTTAACTGCATCTGATGCATCCTTAAAATCGTTAGCATCTTTGGCTAAACTAATCTCTTCTGGAACCCAAAAGAAACCACGTGCAGTTTTTTCAAAGTCTGCAATCTTGTTATATTTAACTTCTTCAAATCGTTGAATAGTAACTGGCCCAGCAGGATCTAAAAACATCTTGCGATTTAGGTAGTCTGTCTTTGTGTGTAAGTCGTATTGTTCTTTACTCATTTAGTATTTCCTGATTGCAAGTACAATCTTGCAAATGTGTTCTAATCGTTCAATGTGTTCGTATGCTCTCCACGGGCTAGTATCAATAGCAACTACTCCGTGTCCTTTGATACCTACAATATCGTGGGCAATGTTTCCATCTCTATCTAACTTTAAATTTTTATGGCATTGATCTGCTAGCTCTTGACTGATAGGAGCGACATCGCCTACGTTTGGTGCTACCTTAGTGTAACGATTCAATTCCGGAAACGAATCACTAATAGTTCCTAAGTCAATACCGGCATGCATGGCCGCAATACAGTAAGTGGGATGAACATGCACTACAACTCGCACCTCATCTTTATGCTTGCCCATTTCTTTTTGTAAGCCAAAGTGTAAAGGAATCTCTCCGCTCGGTATTAAATTTTTACTGATATCAGTATACTCTACATCTTCCCAGGCATAGTTAAATGATGCACTACCAACACCACTGTTAATACTTCTGTGGATAGCTATCTTCTTAAACTGATCTGGCTGTAGTGTTTGTTTACGTACACCACTAGGTGTGATGTAAAAATGGTCACGGTCGTGATGACGAATACTTACATTGCCATCACGACTAGTAATCCAATTACGCTTATAAGCATCTACTAGAATATCACAGATAGTTTCTAACATTATAGTTTACATGCCTCGCAATCATCTTCTAACTCTTCGTAATGGTATCCGTTGACTTGTACACCATTTACTTGTGTTTGCTCTGGGGTAGGCTCTGCTGTCATTTTGCTACCTGCTTTGTTAATTAAGCTGTAGTAGAATGTTTTCAATCCCCACATGTGTGCCTGCATCAAATTTTTAGCAATCAATGTAGTTGGAACTTTGCGATCCGCAAAGTGGGCGGGATTATAAAATGTGTTGGTTGAAATACTTTGATCAATATAGGCCGCAAGCACCGCCGCCGTCTTTAAATATCCTTGGCAATCTTTCTGTTCCCACATCATTTGATACTTATTCCTCAACTTGTGGTATTCAGGTACAACCTGTACAAACGATCCTGCTTTTGATTCTTTAACACTGATTAAACTCATGGGTAACTCAATTCCATTAGTGCTGTTTATAACAACACTTGAGCTTTCAACTGGGGCAATGGCCATCAATGTAGCATTGCGAACACCGTACTGTTTCATATTAACTCGTAGTGTTTCCCAATCAAGTTCTGGAGTAAAGTCTGCTAATTCATTAGCACCCTTTGCCCGTAATTCCCAGGGGAATATGCCTTGTCCATATCGTGTTTTTGCACTATCTATACATGCACCACGTTCTTTAGCAAGTTCAACCGTGGCTTCTGTTAGGTAAAAGGCTTGATGTTCCATCCAGCTCTTAACATCTTGTAGTGCATCTTTCTCGCCATACTTGAGTCCACGCTTGGCATGCCAATAGGCTAGATTAGTTACACCAATACCTAATGGCTGTATCTCATCATTGCTTAACTTAGACTGTATAGATAAGAAGTCTTGGTAATCAAGTATGTTGCATAGGCTACGCTGTAGGATGCGGCAAGCACGGCGCATGTCTTCTGGATTGCGGAATGCTCCCCAGTTGATTGATCCTAATGTACATAACGCTATGCGGCCTTCGACATCATCCAGACGTTTGAAAGATTTTGTAGGTAGTAGGATCTCGCAACAGAGATTGCTTTGATAAATTGTATGATACTCAGGATCAAACGGTCCTTGGTTCTGTACGTTGTCAATAAACACAAGATAGATACGCCCTGTGTCAGTACGCTCTTTTAGTATGCCGCCTTTGAATACATCTTCTGCGTTCATTGTTTTCTTGCGAAGGTCTTTACGCTTTTCATATTTCACATACAGCTCTTCAAAGCGTTCTGTGTTTTGATAGAAAGCTTCATATAAGTCGGGAACTTCATTGGGATCAAAGAATGTTATGTTTTCTTTGTTTTTAAATCGTCTCCAGAAGAAAGCACTAAGCACAACCCCATAATCCATATGACGGACTCGGGTTTCTTCGGTTCCTTGATTGTTTTTAAGTACAATAAGATCATCAAACTGATGATGCCAAATGGGATAAAATACTGTAGCACTAGCATTGCGAATGCCTCCTTGACTGCATGAACGTAAATCTCCAAACCATTTCTTAAGGAATGGGATCATACCAGTATGCATGATTTCGCCACCGCGAATCGGGGAGCCCAATGGGCGTAGTCGACCAATTTCCAATCCGATCCCCGCACGTTTACTGGCATACTTGGCCATCATCTCTCCGGACGCAAATATGCTATCAAGATCGTCATCACTGCGAATAAGAACGCAACTTGAAAATTGTTTAGTAGGAGTCCCCAAGCCAGCCAGCACAGGAGTAGCCAAAGTAAATAAACCATCGCTTGCCGCATTGTAGTACTCCTTTATATACCGCATCCGAGCCGCATTGGGCTCTTCTTTATGGAACACGGTTGCCGCGGCAATCATGTAACGAATTTGAGGTGTTTCATAAATTTCTTTAGTAGCACGATTGCGTACTAGGTATTTTTCAATCAATTGCTCAATAGCCGCATATCCATACTGTTCATCTTTTTCATGATCCAGCATTTCATTCATTCGATTCCAATCTTCTTCTGTATACCATTCAAGTAGTTCAGCAGTATATAAACCTGTTGCGACATTCTTCTTTACAATTTTGTACAAGCTCGGAGGTTGATATGAGCCATATACATCTTTACGTAACATACTTAGGCGTTGTTTGCCTGCTACGTATTGATAATTGACATGCCCTACATCTGGATTGTGTTCTACATCAATCAAATCTACGATTGCTCGTAGTGTTATTTCGTCAATTTCTTTAGTAGTGATACCGTCGTAAAAATGTGGTTGGCTTTTAATTTCTATCATTGATTGACTAACATCAGCAATGCCACTGCACACTTTTGCTATCTGAGCCTGCCATTTTTCTACCGCTAACGGTTCTTTATTGCCGCTTCTTTTTATTACTGTTATTTTTATCATCTGTCCGTTCCGCTAGTATATTATTGTTTATGCCATTTAGGAAGTATTTATAGATGAGCTGGTGGCCTATAAAACATCTTGGCTATCAACGGTTTATACCGGCAATATGCTTGTTTTTTAAAAAAATATATAGGAGGTAACCTTATCATTGTCTTAAATCAAATTATATGCTAATATTTTGTTTAAGTCAAATGAGTTGGTTAGGGATACTTAGAGTGGATTGACTTATAAGAAAAAGTCATCTTCCCTGCATCACTGATTAAATCATTTTGATATCTAACAACGATTGAATATGGTTTGCCTGGAAGGCTAGTCCAAGTTGTACCAGCGGCTGTTAAAAATCCTGCTGAGAAATCTAAATGTAGTGCAGTTTCATCAGATGGGTCAACTGGACCAGTGTAATCAAATTCATCAGATAATTGGATATACCCGTGATTAACATCTGCTGAAATAGTCAGTGTTCCTCGACGAGTAAATGAACTTGAGGTGCTTTGGTATACATAATTGAGCGTGTACACAATACTGCCGCTTGGGGCACCACCGCTATCCATTACAACTGGCAATCTAAACAACAATGGCCTATTGGCAAATACAGGAGTTAATGGAATATATCCTATTGAAACCTGTTTAGTTCCGCATGATTCGGCGTTTGTCCAACCAGATACTTCGGGCACATACGGTGTTGTTATATTTGCTGTTGATAATTTGCCCCATCTATCAGACATAACGCCAACAGCTTCGTTACCAACTACTTTAAAATAAATTTGCGGATATTGGGTAAGACTTACCCCACCAAGTGCTTGGCCGACATCGGACAATGACGGATTCTTAACTACATTGCCAGTTCCTAATCCAATATACACTGCTTGTTGTTTTACGTTTTCAAATTTACAATTAGCAATTAACGTGTTACGTGGCCCATACTCTTCGCCCGGAATGTTACCACCAGTCAATCCATAGCCTAATGAAAAACCAACTTTGACGTCATGGATATAATTGTTGTCAAACATATTATCAATAATATCTTTTGCAGAATATACTGCATAATTAAATCCACTAAGAGAAATATTTTTAAATTTATTTCTTTCACAGGTAGTTATTGCTGATAATGCAGTTAAACTAATACCGATACTATCTTCATCATCGTCAGTTAAGTCGCCACTAATAATTAAATTTTCAAACACACTGTCGCTTACACAATACAATTCAAGACCAATTTGATCTCCAGTAACAGTATGTAGGGACATGTCTTTTAATGTAATAAATCTAGCCTGGTTACCAGTCCCTAGGCCAGCAGTATCGGGATAGTCGTCATTGATTAGTTTAACCATTGAGCCCATTGTTACACTACCAGTGTACTCAATAATTGTTTTATCTGCACCTGCTCCAATGATTGTAGCATAACTTGGTATTAGTAGAGGTTCGCTAATAATATATTTTCCAGCTGGAATTTCTAAAATTCTTCTAGCAGTATAACCGTTGGGGGTATCTAAGTATGCTTGGGTTGCTGAGTTTAAGAATAGATTGTCAATAGCACGTTGTATAGCGGCATAGTCGTCAGTTAACCCGTCACCGGTTGCACCAAAATCAAATACTGTAACTCGATCATCTAATCTATCTTGTAATTTTCTTGTAACTGGAAAATTAACACTTTCACCGGTAATGATGGATGTGTCGTTAGCTTTATAGATATGTTGTAATAGATTTAATAAGTTACCTTGAATAGTAAGGTCATTTTGTGTTAAAATCTTAGTGTTGCCAACGGCAGGCGAACCCTCAAAAACTGATCCATTACCAATATATAATTCTTGAGTATCAACAGCCCATGCTAATTCGCCACTGGCTAATTGAGGCATTCCTGTAATTTGTTTTTGTCCTCTACGGATCTGGATTCTTGAGATTTGCACAACTGCCATAATAATATCCTCTTATGTGATATTTAGCTGTTTTCTCTGTAGTATTGTTCCACTCTGTTCCACCACTGTGCTTCCCAGTGGTTAAACATGTTAGGTGTTAGGATAAACTCTTGGTAACTAGGATCTCCCCATATTAACGGCTTAATTTCCGGGGGTTTGACACACATAAACACAACACCTTTTCGAATGTTAGTTCCATGCACTTTATTGTGTGCAAGTGCATAAGCGACCATTTGCAAATAGTAGTCTTCAATCCACTCTTCTTTCTTGGGTTTGTTAGTCTGTTTGTGATCCATGATTGCGTCATCGTTTAAATGTACACCTACGCAATCAGTAGTCCCCGCATATAGACCTGGGTAATATAACGGGACTTCAACGCCCCATACTTCGGTAACGTTTTTAAGTCCTTGCTCAATGATGTGTTTGGCCATCTTGTGGCTTTGTACAGAGTAAGGGTTTGAGCCTGGCTCGTTAATAACACCTTGCACAATATAGTCCTCTAAGAACTTATGCATACGTGTTCCACGTCCTGCGGCTTCAGTTACAATTTCTTGTGCCTTAACCTCACCTACTCGTTTTTTCCAATTAAGGAGAGCTTGTACTTTTTCAAATGGTTTAGTTTTATCTAGAATAGTAGTTACGCTAGGTACTTTGGATCCATCTGGTGTTGCATATAATCGTTTGCCTTCTACGCTAGCTCTATCAAGAGGTGTGTAGTCAAACCTTTCAGTTAATAATGTCATGTAGCTATTATAAACTAATAGGATCTATTTGTCAATCGAATTTGTGCTTTTTATGGGTAGCTCGTTTTGCCATTCTGCTGATTTCACGCTCTTTATGTTGGCCTTGTGGGATCTGTTCTTTATTATTGGTTTTAATAACTAGTCCATTTCCGTCAAAGCGATCAACTAACTGCTTGAGAATGGGATCTGTTTCCCAACGGGCGGCAAAACGGTCATAATCAATGTTAGGAGAACCCATGCCGGAATCGGAAGCATTAAGAGCCTTCCAGGTCATCTGTGCTTCACTACCTTGATTGTTTGCGGCTGATTGAAGAGCCCTTAGTGTTGCCACTAAGGGGTCTATACTTTCATTTACTTTTTTTTTGAGTTGAGTAACATGCCTAAGCGTCTGCTGTAGTCTACTGACTCACGTTTTTCTCTGCCTGCTGCCACTGCTGGTGAAGCCATTTCTTCTCCGCCAACTTCTGGTTCTTCGCCTGTT